TATCTACGATGATTCTTAAAATCTGCGCGGATATCTTTTACGCTTTCTGTGTATGCTGGAATATACAGAGTATAAATCAACATATCTTTTGTATCTACTGGAGGCGGTACTGGAACAACCGCAGATTGTCCCTTTAGTACTCCAATTTCTCTAGAAGATTTAACTACAACTTGGTCAATTCTTGGCAAGAAATAATCATAATCCATTGTGATATTTTCCAATGGCTCAGGATTCAATGCTCCGGACAACGATGTTCCACCCACAGCTTTGGATGGTCTAAAGTCAAATGCGCCTCTTAAAGAAATAAGTTTTTTATCTTCTTTATTATCAAACTTGGAAATATCCGAATAAGAAATATTTGAACCTTTTGAGTATGAATCAACATCAAATAATCCTGCAAATACGGACAAGTTTTTAAAGTATCTATATTGCACAAATACTTTTCCTACAGGCGCAGAATATCCACGTTTCAATTTAATTGTTGCATGGTCATAATGAGTTTTACGTTGGCCATTATCAAACTCATAGTATGATGTAATATCATTAGATGAACTTGTCAACATAGCAGAGGTAACATTTGATCCTGTGTTTCTAGAATCATATATGCCAATGATTTCATACACATCAGGAACTTGCAAACTAACTACTTTTCCTGGTGTTCTTAAATCTGTTAACACAGCGCCGTTATCAAAGTTGGTTGCGCCGATACTTTTGAATACCGCACCACCTGAAAAATATGTTACTTCACCGGATGTATTTGCTGAATATAGAACAGTTGTTCCTTCAGTTCCAGCAGTATTCATTTCATAAGGAATCAATGAATGTAAATCTGTTCCGCCTGTAATTGGTACTAATTGTTTACGCTTTGTGACACCAGTTGAGCCATCTTCTGCATTATTGATTTTTGTAGTTACAAGCAAATCAACTCTAATAGCATCACTTACAGTTTTCAAATCAACTTCAAATGATGATGTTGAAACTGAGGTAATTGTGAAGTTATTATTTGATAAGCTAATTGCTGTATTAGGAGCAATACCATATTGAGTATTACTCGCACTATCTGAACGAACAAAACAAATCATGTTATTCAGAATCAATGAATCCGAAATTGTTCCTGATCCAGTTGAGAATGAAAAAGTGTCTGAGCCTGAAGCGGTTACAGTAAATTTACCACCAGATGTTATCCCCGTATATTTCTTTCTTACTTGAAAATCCATATTGCTAATTGTATTAGCTTTAATCGCCTCATATGGAGTTTCAAAAACAAGACTTGTTCTCACGGGTTCACTAATAGAAACAAATCCTGTAGTTGGATCTTTTGAGTCTGTATCAACGTTGCCCGCAAATTGAATGTATGTTCCATCACTTATAGTTAATGATTCTGCATTTTTAATGTCGGATTGAATCGTAAAAGTATTTGATCCTGGAATAAAAGTTAATGATGATGCTAAATTAAGAGTTACAGTATTTGAACTTGTAATTAGAATTGGTGATAATGAAGCGCCAGAACCATTGGTAATTTGAAAATACATGTTTGCATATGCATTTAATGGCAAACCAGCATTGAATGCGGTAGGAATTGCAATTGTGGTAGCAGATGATCCAGCTGCGGCTAATGTTCCTGTAATTGGAACAGTATTAGCACCAAATGTATTTACAGTAAATGTGTGAGTATTACCAATGTCCGAATTGTATGCATCATTGTAGCGAATCATGTTTGCATAAATTGTACCAATTTTGGTAGAATTATATGTCGCAGTTGTTGATAAACTTATATCTGTAAATGGAACCGAATGGATATCCAAAGATGGGAATGAAGTAATATCAAGTGTGCCGCGAACATTCGCTAGAACCAAACTACTTTCATAATTTGTTGGTAAATCAAAACTTGAAACATTTGAAACATCTCTTGCTCTATCAACTTCAATAATTGTTGGAGCAATAGTTTCAAACTCATAACCACTCACATACGCTTTACCTGGATCCAAAACAACGTTAAATTTGCCATTAGCACTATCACCTTCTTCAAGAGAAACGACAAATGGATCCACCGTATAGTTTCCAGATTCATCATGTGTGCGGCGAGCTAAAGTTTTTTCAATTTCACTATAGATTGGATAATCAATCTCTTTTGTTTTTACACCATTAACAAGACGAACAATTTCAAAGAATGTTGAAATATCAGCAGAATCTAATGTTCTCTTTGCTAGAGAAGTTTGAATTGCATAACGTTCAGCTCCTGGTGCTTGATAGTTAAATGCGCCCTGGGCTGGATCCAATAGGGATGTATCGTCAATTTCATCAACAATGGTTTCGGTAAATTCAATACCGATTTTGTATGATGGGTTTAAATTAATTGTTGATGTGTTATATCCTACACGATAAAAAATTTCAAGAATAAGATATTGTGGAACTACTTTTACAAATTGTCCTTTAAAGTAATATATACCTTCTTGTAATTTAGCTATGTAAGAACCACCAACAGCCAATGTGGATCTTAATTGAGCATAAATTTCTTGACCGTAAACACGAATTTCGTCCGATTCGGAAAATCTTTCGCCACTTAAATATTTTAAAATAAGAATAGGATTTGCAGTTGATGTGTCAATTGCAATAACTTTTGCTCTAATTATTTTTGATGAGTTATATGAAACGACAGTCTTGTTTAGGAATTGCGTAGCATCAACGTCCAAGTTATTGTATTGAGCAGACAAGACCACATAATTTGCTTTAGTATCTAAAGAAACTTTACCACCAACAATTGGACTACCACTCTTAAAGATGTGATTACCAAATTTTTCAATTTGGTTAGCTAATATAGTTTGTAGCTGTGTTAATTCACGGGCTTGAACCGAATATCCAGGACGAAACAAAACACGCATGAAGTTTTTATCTTCATCAAAATCATCATAATATGGATCGTAGTTAAAGGTAGCAGTCATTTATTCCTCGTTTAGAAACTCAAAATGAAACGAATTCGTTCGGTTTGGGCTGGGTCTCTTGTAATTGGCAGTTTATCTGATATGTATAATATCTTTCCAGAGTACAAATCAAGAGTAGGATTTGTAACTGTGTTCACGATACGAATAGCGCCTGTTTGTAGACCTCTAATCGCTTGATTTGTTTGTAATGTTCCACGAACATTGTTTAAATACAATAAATTGGGTGTTTCACTAAACGAAATTACATCAGCGGTAAATGTTGCACTTGCGTATGTTGTTCCTTGATAAACAACTTCATCGTTGTTAAAGTCACCAACACCTGGCGAAACTTTAACAAGAGTGTATAAAGAATATTTTTGTCCGGTAGCTAATGTTGTTGTATTATATAGATATGGATTTCGTAAAATGACAACTTCACGGAAATCATTATCCACGGGTAATACTCCACCCTCATCTTGGTCAAATTCCACATTAAACATTATTGTGGAACCACCCAACTCATAAGTCGGTTCATATCCATGTCCATTATGTGGAGCAATTGAGACTTCAGCAGCCGCTAATGACCCTATGCCACCACTAACATCGGTAAAAGTTAGATTGGCATAAGTGTAATAATTTCCACGGTTTTGGATAACTATATTTTGTATTTTACCACCTGAAACGTTTGCCTTTAATACTGCGCCTGTTCCATCGCCATCAATTGTAATGATATTTTGTACAGTACCAACTGTGTAGTTATTACCAGAATTTGTTACAGTCACAATATCAATTGAGCCTGGTTCGGCTGCGGCTCTTACAAACTTGTTTACTGATACAGGCATCCAATCATCAGTTAAGAATTTTTGTTTCTGTACAGATGTTAATGTGTACATATACTTCCACTTATAAAAATCGGAAGTCTCAACATAAGGTTCTTCTAGTGAAGTTGTTGATAGCGTCAATTCTGGTGATACTGTAGAAGCTGTGCCTGGCGAAACATTTGAAAGACACTTAAAAACTTGATCCTTAGAATTTATTATATAATAATTTGTGTTGGCTTCATACGTATTATATACTGTGTTGGACGTCCAATCATTTCTAGGAATAACAAGAGATGCATTTTCCAAAGATATTTGTTTCGCAAGAACCCCACGTTTGTAGTAATCATTTATAGCCGAATCCGTTTCCGCTGGAGATCCTTCCACTTCGGTTCCTGAATTCCATGGTAAATGTCTGCCAAAAAAAGCATACATATAAGATTTTTTTTCGGCGGGCAAGTATGAATTTGCTCCCAAGTCCAACTGATTATAGACTTGCTCTGCCATTAAAATTTTGAAATTTTTAGTTAAGAGTGCTGACATGTTTCTATTTATCTAACTTTTTGAATGGTTGCGCTCAAATTGTTGCCGTTTGATGTAAATATACTACTTGCGAAAATAGTATTTGCATTTCTGGAATTAGCTCTGACAGTAGCAGTATAAACCAGATTAACAGTCGCTGAAGTTGATGTTACATTAATTGTGGTGTCTAGTATAGCAAAAGAAGAATTGGTGACTTCTTTAATTGTCACTGTATTACCGGTAGACAAATATATCGTATCGCCGTCTTGCAGGTCATTTATGAAATTGACGCTGTTAGCTGAACCAAACAAGATGTTTGAACCCGAAACAACATTAACTGTATTTTGCAATCTTCTGTGGACATTTGACAGAAGGATTAAATCGCCCACATTAACCGTTGCTTGTAGATTTGCACTGGTATTTGTAGTAATAATTTTATTGGAACCATTGGCAATATTGTAAGTATCAGCAAGAGAGGTAATTGTTATGAATGCTGAGGTATTAACTTGCGTCAACATTTCTTCATTATCATCAATTTTTGTAATGAAAGTTTTTGTTCCAACTGGATGAACAATATCGTTTAGTGGTTTCTTAAACTTAGAATAGTCGGTTTGTGACTTAATGATGTATGAGAAGTTATGATATTTTTCGCCGTCTTGCAACCTCTTATCCGCACTAATTTGACCATCGGTATTCAAGTAAATGCCGGGGTAACGAATCAAACCATTTTCAAAGTTTGCTGTAGCTTTTGCGTTACCGTCGCCATAAAATAACGATGATGTTACATTTCCGGTAACTGTTCCATCATCCGACTTGATAGTTTTAGTTGCATCGAAAACGCCACGATAATTAAATATTCTAAGTGTTGTAGTTGCGGAAGTATAAGAATCCACTGTCGCACTAAATGAAGAATTACTGTTTGATGTGCCTTGATAAATTGCGGTATTTGGTACAAACAATTGTCCTTCAGTAACACTATTCAATACTATATCAGCATTTCTCAAAGAGACGGTTGGAGCTTCAACATAATCATAACCAAAACTTTCAATTCTTAATGATGTTATGGCGCCAATTCTTGATGTGGTCAGTCCATATTGCTCACCATCACCAGTTATCTCGGAGACAGACAGATTAGCACTTGTTCCAGATGATGATTGTATGGTAATTATTGGCAATGAATCTCTTTTATATCCCTCGCCGCCAATAACAAAAGCGTTTGATGAATGGTTATTCATTGTTACCGAAGTAATTATGCCGCCTGGTGCAACATTCACAAATGCATTTGCTCCATATCCAGAACCACCAGTAAAAATTAGAATGTCGCCATTTGCGTAATTTGTGCCACCACTGTTTATGGTTATTCTGCCAAGTGATCCGATTTTA